TCACGCTAGATGGCGAGACGTTCACCAGTTCGCTTGCGATGGCTCGGCAGGCTGAGTTGTTCCCTGCCGTGTGCAACAATCTACTCGACCGCGAGTGCATCATCACGCTGGACGCTGACGGTCTAATCATGGCGGTTTACCGCAACATGAGGGCCAACCCTGCGCCTAAGACTGAGGCCGACAAATACAAAGCGATGTGGAACTTCCCTGAGTACCGCACGATGTCGCCAGGTGAACTTGCGGCACAGGAAGCAATCAAAGTCGCCAAAATTGACCAAAACACCGTTGTCATTGACTTTGGTTGCGGAACAGGTCGCGGCGGTCAGCAGATTCACAACCTGACAGGCGCAAAAGTGTTTTTGGTTGATTTTGCCGACAACGCTGTCAGTGCCTCTATACGGCTGCCGTTTTTTGTAGCCGACCTATCACGCCCCATGACGCTTAAAGGCGACGTAGGATACTGTACGGACGTTATGGAGCATATCCCGACGCATCAGGTCGATGATGTCATCAAGAACGTCATGGACTGCGTGGATTCTGCGTATTTTCAGATAAGTTTAGTGCCAGATGCGATGGGCGAATTGATTGGAATGCCGTTGCATTTGTCGGTTTACCCGCACAGTTGGTGGGTAAAGAAGTTCTCGGCGTATGAAATCGTTTGGACTGATTCCAACGACGAGAACGCAGCGTTTTATGTTCAACACAGGAGAGTTTAAATGCCTTTTCCATCACGCATTCAGGGTTCGGGTCAGTCTGGCGGTTCGGCTCAGTTTATTGCCGGTACGGTTGCCACTGCTAAAACCGCTACGGGTTCTACTGCCGCTGACGCTTTGGCTTTGAGCGATTCGTGGAACGTAGTCAGCACTGCCGCTTCAAGCACTGGCGTTAAGCTGCCGACCGCTGAAGCTGGCGCACAGATGTTGGTTGCTAACGACGGCGCAAGCACGTTGACCGTGTACCCGCAGACCGGCTCGACAATTGACGGCAATGCATCGGTGACGATTGCGACCACTAAGCGTCGTTTCTTTGTCGGTACGAGCCCGACGACTTGGGTATCTTTGCTGGGCGCGTAATGTCGCGTCCCTCTCAGGTACTTGGCGCCGGAATTAACGGATTGGCCTCGGTTGCCGTGTGTGGTAATGGGGCCGGTTCGTTGACCGCAACGGGTTCGACTAGATCGGATGCGTTGCGTTTGACTGCGGTTTACAACCTAATCGCTACGGCGGCTGCGGGAACTGGCGTTCTGTTGCCACCGTGTGAGATGGGTTCGACGATTTGGGTTGCCAATGATGGCGCAAACACGGTGTCGGTTTACCCTGCTGAGTCCACTGTTGTCACCATCAATGGAACTTCTTCAGGATCGATTCCGACGGCTAAGACGACTACGTTTATAGCAATTTCAAACACGGTTTGGATTACCCAACAGGGTTCCAAGTCTTAACATCCCCACAGGATAGAAAATCATGCTCGACAGTGATACGCACAATGCTGATTCGTTTCTTGATGTTCGGTTTTACATTTGCCAAGAAGGTGACTTCAAGGGCAAGCCGTTTATCAAGATTGAAGTACCTGGCGATAAAAACAACATTTTCGATCAGCCGGTAAATGACAATCACAAGGCTCGCTTCCCGCGCCAGTGGTTGCATTTCCAGATGCAGAACGAAGATGGCCCCGTCATTGGAACCCTTTTGAAGCAATGGCGCGAAGATGCTCCCGAAGAACTGTCTGTTGGACAGATTGAAGAATTGCAGATTTTGCGCTTTCAGACTGTTGAGCAAGTGGCGCGTGCCTCGGACGCTCAATTGCAGCGTATTGGCATGGGTGCGACTGGTTTGCGTGAGCGTGCCAAGGCGTATTTGGATCGCAAAAATCGCAGCGAAAGCAGCATTGAATTGGAAAAGACCCGCAATGAAGTTGAAGAACTCAGGGCGCAGATGCAGCAGTTGTTGGCTGCGCGGTCTGATGAAACAATGAAGCGCAGCCCCGGTAGGCCGCGCAAGGAAACAGTCGAGGAATAAGCCATGTCTAGCACGACGATGCTCGATCTTGTACAGCAGGTCACCAATGAACTGGGCGTTCCTACGCCTACGTTTGTGGCAGGCAATTCGAATCAGGACGTAGTTCAGATTCTGGCGTTGATGAACGCCACAGGGTACGAGTTGCTGCGTCGTGCTGACTGGCGTGAGCTGACCAAGGTCTATCAGTTCTACACCCAATACGTTACGACGACAGGGAACTGGACGACTGCGGCGCGTACCATTACCGGCATCCCTTCAACCACGGGACTTGATACGTCCTATCAGGTGCAGGGTGTCGGTATTGGTAACGCGACATATATCACAAGCGTTGACGGCCCCAATCAGGTGACCGTTAACCAAGACTTTACGCAAGCCGGTGGCACTAACGCGACGGTCTATTTCCAGCAGGTCAAATACGACTTGCCCACCGATTACGATGCGATTGTGCCGCGCACGATGTGGGACAAGAGCAAGCGTTGGGAGTTGTTAGGCCCAGAAAGCGCACAGCAGTGGGAATGGTTGCTATCAGGCTATATCTCAACCGGCCCTCGCATTCGCTGGCGGTTGCTTGGCAAGACGTTCCAGATTTGGCCTGGCACCTCAACCAACGAGTTGCTGTCTTACGAGTATCGCAGCAAGGGCTGGGCAGAATCGTCAGCCGGAGATGTGCAGAACAGTTTTACCGCTGACACGGATACCTGCATTTTTCCAGACCGTGTAATGGTTCTCAGCACCAAACTCAAATACTTTGAGGCCAAGGGCTTTGACACCACTGCGTTGTATCGCAATTACATGGAAGAACTCAACACGGCAATCGCGCAGGACACCAGCGCGGCTAATTTGTCGTTTGCTCCGCGACCGGGCACGGTGCTGATCGGCTACGACAACATTCCTGACTCCGGGTATGGGAATTAATCGTGGCTCTGGGTAACCTTGTACAGAAAACGGCGGCTAATGTTGCCTCGCTTCCGGCCCCTGTTGGTGGCTGGAATGCGCGAGACTCGATTGCCAACATGGAACCCACAGACGCTGTGGTGCTGGAGAACCTATTTCCAACCATTTCCAGCGTTGTTATGCGCGGCGGGTACACAAAACACGCGACTGGCCTAGGTGGTCAGGTTCAGACGCTCATGACGTATTCGGCTGGCAATGACCAAAAACTGTATGCGATTGCGTCAATATCATTGTCGTTGTATGACGTTACGGCAGCCGGTGCGGTTGGTGCGGCAAAAGTCAGTGGCTTGACCAATGCAATATGGGAATACATCAACGTCACCACAGCCGGTGGCAATTACCTGTATGCGGTCAACGGCGTAGACAAGCCAATCTTGTTTGATGGCACAACATGGCTACGGGTTGATGGAAGCTCGACCATTGCCATTACCGGCATCACGACCACCAAACTGTCAAACATTGCGCTATTCAAAAACCGCGTATGGTTTTTGGAGAAAGATTCGCTGAAAGCGTGGTACTTGCCGACCTCAAGCGTTGGCGGTGCGGCAGAGGTGTTGGATTTAAGCAGCATTGCAAGATTTGGCGGCCATCTTGTGGATTTGGACACATGGACAATTGACGCTGGCTACGGCGTTGACGATAACCTTGTGTTTATGACCAGCAACGGTGAAGTAATCGTTTATCGCGGAACCGATCCGTCAAGCGCCGCAACGTGGGCATTGGCTGGTGTTTGGAAACTTGGCAGTCCCATTGGCACTAGAGCAATGCTCAAATGGGCCGGTGACCTGCTGATCCTTACATATGACGGGTTGTTGCCGTTGGCGCAGTCCCTGCAATCCTCTCGCCTAGACCCTCGGGTGGCATTGTCTAACAAAATCCAGGGCGCTATTGCTGCTGCAACCACTGCCTACGGAGGCAATCACGCTGCGGTCGGCTGGCAGATCATATACAGCGCAAAGAACAATGCTGTATGGATAAATGTGCCGGTTGAGGTGGGCCAGCAACAGCAATATGTGATGAACACCATCACAACCAGTTGGTGCAATTTCACCGGCTGGGCGGCAAATTGTTGGGAAATCTACGAAGATGACCCCTATTTTGGCGGCGATGGATACGTTGCGATTGCGTGGGACAACACCTATCAAGACAACCTGTCCAACATCCAAACCAACGCACTGCAAGCCTTCAACTATTTTGGTTCCAGCGGCGTGAAAAAGTACTTTACTCGCGCTCGGCCCAGTATTTTTACAGACGGCCAGCCAGCAATTTTTGTAGGCATGAAGATTGATTTTCAGGTGGTAGACAATGCTGCGGCGCTGTCCTATATCGGTGTCCCGCCTGGTTCATGGGATAGCGGCACATGGGACAATTCAACGTGGGGCGCTGGTATTGCGATTCAGAATCAATGGCAAGGCATTACTGGAATCGGTTATGCGGGTGGTATTCAATTTAAAAGCGCCAGCAGTGGCCTTCAGATTGCGTGGGCGGCAACTGACGTAGTGTTTCAGACCGGATGGGCCGGAATATAGTCGCTGGCGATGATGTGGGTCATTGGGTTGCTTCGCAATCCGGTGGCTCATATTTCGCAGAAAAGTCGCAGGCTATTGGGCTGGAGTTGGACGGCAAACTGATTGCGGGTGTGATTTACGAAAACTGGAATCAGGCTTCGGTTGTTTGCCACATTGCATTTTTGGGCAGATTGACACCGTTATTCATGCATTTGGTATTTCGGTATCCGTTTGTGGACTTAAATGTCCGAAAGATTATTGCGCCAATTTACAGCGACAACGTGAAAGCGTTGCGCGTTGTTGGTAAACTCGGCTTCAATGAGGAATCGCGGATTACAGGGGCCGCACCCAATGGAGACATCATTATTCTGACGATGGCACGCGACAAGTGCCGATTCTTGGGAGATCGTTATGGGCAAAAGCGTTGCAGCACCTCCGACACCTGATTACAGCGGGATTGCGCTACAGCAGGGGGCGGCAAATCTTGAGGCAGCTCGGGCTACCGCAAAGCTGTCTAACCCCAACATTATTGGCCCCCTTGGAACCCAGAGAGTAACTTACGGCACGGTCGATCAGGCTGGCTATGACAAGGCATTAGCCAATTACAACGCTGCCGGTGGTGCTAATCAGCAACCGCAATACGATGAGTTTGGCAACGTCACTTATACCGGGTCTGCAGCGCCTACTCTGGCTCAGTTCACTAGCGACGCTGACACTCCGACCGTCACGCAGACATTGTATGAAAAGCCTAAGCAAACGCTTGAGGCGCAACAAGATGTGTCTTTGGCGCTTGCCAATCTAGGCAAACAAGCTGCGGAAAAAACTCAAGGTGTTATTGGCGATACGTTCCAATTTAAAGGGCCGGACATCCAGACCAACCTGGGCAATACCGGCCAGATTGCACAAGGGCCAAATCTTGGCGCTTACGGCATGGCAGGCGCGAATGTCGGCGCACAAGGGGTCAATTATGGCCCTATGTCCGGTCAGTATGGGTACGCTCAGACCGGCCCTGCGGCAGATCAGTACGGCATGGCGCAAGGCAGCCTCGGCTACGCTAACGCGCAAGGTGGCCCTTCCGCTGGTCAGTATGGGTATCAACAAGGTGGGGTAAGCGGCCCTCAATTGCAGGGGCAGGTTTCTCAGGGCAACGCTCTTAACTATGGCCCTTCAGCGGGTCAGTACGGTTATGCACAGGGTGGCCCTGCGGGTGGTACGGCGCAAGGTGGTGTCGCTGGCCCACAGTTGCAAAACGCTTTGCAGACCAGCACGCAAATTAGCGGTGGCCCTTCAATGGGTCAATATGGGTTGGCTGGTGGTGGCCCTGCTGCGGGTTTGTTTGGGCTTGCAAGCGGCAATGTCGCTGGCCCGACTTTGCAAAAGACGCTTGATACAAGCGGTCAAATCAATGCAGGCCCGACAATGGGCCAGTACGGAATGGCTCAAGGCAACGTCGCTGGCCCGACTTTGCAAAAATCCATTGATACCAGTGGCGACGTAAGCGGCGGCCCAACAATGGGCCAATACGGCACAGCACAGGGTGGGCCAACTGGCCCTCAATTGCAGCAGAAACTCGATACCTCTGGCCTTGCCGCAATGCCAGTCAACGCTGGTATGACCGCACAAAATGCAATTATGAGTCGCTTGCAGCCGCAACTTCAGCGGCAACGGGCGCAGCTTGAGACGCAATTGGCAAATCAGGGTTTGGTGCGTGGGGGCCAGGCATATAACGCTGCAATTCAAGAAGAACAGCAGCAGGAAAACGACTTGCTGACTCAAGCCGCATTGCAGGGCATCAATGTTGATATGTCGGCGCGTCAGCAGGGATTGAGCGAACAGCAGGCGTTGGGTGGCTTTGGCAATCAGGCTGCGCTGTCTCAATTTGGTGCTGGTCAGCAAGCAAGTCAGGCACAGAACGTTGCGATGCAGCAGAACTATCAGCAGGCGTTGGCTTCAGCTCAGCAGGGTAACTCAGCACAGCAGCAGAGATTTCAGCAGCGCGTTCAAGCGGGTGAATTTGGCAATCAGGCGCAGCTTGCGTCGTTTAATGCAAACCTTCAGAGTCAACAGGCTGGCAATCAAGCGACACAGCAGAACTATGCTCAAGCATTGGCTTCCGCGCAGTCTGGTAATGCGGCTCAACAGCAAGCATTTCAGCAGCGTGTACAGGCCGGAGAGTTTGGCAACGCTGCACAGTTGGCATCGTTCAATGCAAATCTGCAAACGCAGCAGATGCAGAATCAAGCGATTGGTCAGAACTTTGGTCAAGCTCAATCTGCACAGCAGGCTCAGAACCAAGCCATGCAGCAGAATTACGCTCAAGCGTTGTCTGCGGCTCAATCTGGCAACGCAGCAGAACAACAGCGGTTCCAAGAGCGTGTGCAAGCCGGTGAGTTTGGCAATCAAGCTCAATTGGCATCATTTAGCGCCAACTTACAAAACCAGCAAGCTCAAAATCAAGCAATTGGTCAGAACTTTGGTCAAGCGCAAGCCTCGACTCAGGCTCAAAACCAAGCCATGCAGCAAAACTACGCGCAAGCAATGGCAGCGGCGCAGCAGGGAAATGCCACGGAACAACAGGCGTTTCAACAACGCGTACAGGCTGGCGAGTTTGGCAATCAGGCTCAATTGCAAAGTTTTAACGCCAACCTGCAAAACCAGCAAGCCCAGAATCAAGCTAGCGCAGCTAATTTTGCTCAAGGTCAGGCTGCAACACAAATGCAGAACCAAGCCGCAGCGCAGAACTATCAACAGGCTATGGGTGCAGGTAATTTTGCCAACCAAGCAATTGCACAAAACTTCCAGCAAGGTCAAGCTGCGACCTCGGCTTACAACCAAGCCGTTCAGCAAAACATGGCTATGGGGTTGACGGCGGCACAGGCTCAAAACCAAGCCGCGCAACAGATTTACAGCCAATTGATGGGCGTTGCTGGCTTGCAAAACCAAGCGGTCGCGCAAAACCAGAATGCGGCACTTCAGCAGCAACAGGCCCAGAATTCTGCACAGGCGCAGCAGTTCAACCAAGCCTTGCAGGGCGCACAGTTTGGCAACACGGCAGCACAGCAATCATTGCAGCAGCAATTGTCGTTGTACAACCAGCCGCTAAACCAGATTGCGGCGCTAATGTCAGGCAGTCAGGTTCAAATGCCGCAGTTCCAAGGATATACGGGCGCAAACGTCGCAGCCGCACCGATCATGCAAGGCGCACAGGCGCAGGATCAGGCCGCAATGCAGCGTTACAACGCAGCACAGACTGGGGCCAATTCGTTAACTAGTGGGTTGTTTGGGATGGCAGGCATGGCGCTTGGTGGCCCAATGGGTGGTGCGATTGGTAAAGGTTTATTCGGAGGTTAAGTCATGGCTAATTCGACAACTAACGTCAGCATGTTCAAGACTCAATCTCCTTACGAGCAGCAGATTGAGGAAATGAAGCGTCGTCAGCAGATGGCAGAGATGCTGCAACAGCAGGCATTGCAGCCGCTAGAGTCGCAGGTTGCACCTGGTGGAATGGTTGTTCCCACCTCTCCGGTACTTGGCCTTGCCAAAATGTTGCAAGCCTACATGGGCGGCAAACAGTTAGCCGATATTAGCAAGCAAAAAAGCGAAACAGAAAAAGGCGCTCGCAGCGAGGCGCTGGATTACTTGCGGTCGTTCAACCCAGAGCAGAAAACAATCGGCATGGGTGAGGCTGCGGTCAATCAGTTGCCGATGCCGCAAGTTGGCAACAACGGTCAAGTTAGCTATCAAGCCCCAAGCGTCACGGCAATGCCAAACGCTCGCCCTGTTGCGTCACTTGACCAGCCTATGCAGATGCAAGTTGGTGGGCCATTGAATCGCCAAGATCAAATGCGCCGTTCAGAAGAAGGTATTTTCAGCGACAACCCGTTGGTTCGTGCGTTGGCTCAGACCAAGTATGAAGCGGCAAACAAAACCGTAAATCCAATGGATTACCTCGGCAAGTTTGACCCTGACAAACTGACTTCGGAAAGCCTGAAATCGCTTCAAGCAGACATTGCGGCTGGCAGAACACCTGATGTTAGCCGTCTGGCATCTAAAGAAAAGCCGCCTGAAACTCTTACACCGTTTCAAGCACAAACTCTTGAGATTGATAGAAAACGATTGGCTTTCCAACAATCAAAAGCAGGCCAAGCTGCTGATAGGCCAAAGCCTCCGCCTGGCTTTAGGTATACAAAAGATGGCAATGATTATGAGTTTGTGCCCGGTGGCCCCAACGATCCCAACGCGGTTAAGGCAATGCCGCCAAGTATGTTGTCTGCCAACATTTCTGACGCTGGCGATGCAAAACGCCTGCAAGGCAACAAAGATATGTTGCAAGGTTTTATTGATGATTTGTCAGGCGACAATCCTAAATTGCCTTTGAGCGCAACCAAAATTGCAATTTATAGAGCCAATCAAGCTACTAGCGGCGTGATGGGGTTGCCTGCTGCATCTGACGCAACAACGCGATATTTTGAACTTGAAAGAGCTGTAAACGAGCAAGTCAATGCTGTTCTAAACCTTGCTAAAGGGCCGCAAACAGATCAAGACGCACGTAGAGCGCAAAAACAGATTCTTGACAACATGAATGATCGCAACATTGTCACGTCAGGATTGCGACGTTTGCAAGAAATCTATGATCGTGAAACTGGCATTCGTAATGATTCAATTGCTGAGCGCAATGCGGCGTATGGAAGAGGCGGCGGCACAAGGAGCAATTGGTAATGGCAAAATCCATCACAGCGCGATTGCCTGATGGCTCGCTGCACACTTACGACAATGTGCCGGACAACGTAACCCAAGAGCAGGCAGATGCGCGTGCGGCGCAGCAATTTGGCGCAAGGCCCGCCGCTGCAAAAATTTCACCGGAAAGCCAATCCGCTGCGGCAATGACTCACCAGCAATCGGCAACACAAGCGCCGGCTGTTGAGCAAGATTCGTTCAGCAGAGAAGGAATCTTGCGCGGCATGGGGCTTGGCGCACGCGATCTAATTACAGGCGCTGCCGGGTTGCCATCGCTTGCAGTCGATGTGGCAACAACGCCGCTGACCGCTTTGCACAACGCGGCAACAACCGGCTACAACAAATTGACTGGCCGCAATGCCCCGCAATTGCCGTATATCGGCGGCACGCAACAGTTGCTGCAATCCGGCTTAGATAAAACAGGACTGCCGAGGGCTGCTAGTGACGATGAAAAAATGCTTTCTGCCGTCACTCAAGGCGTAGCCGGCACTGCGACGGGGCTTGGCGGTGGTCAGGCGCTTTCTGGTGCTGCATCGCCCATGCTACAGCGGCTGGCGTCCATATTAAGCACTGCCCCGCGCACGCAGCTTGCCGTGGGCGCAGCATCGCCTGCGGCTGGTGAAGCGGTGCGGCAGGGTGGCGGCGGCGAAGGCACGCAGTTGGCTGCGGAGCTTGCCACGGGCATTGGCGTAGGCAGTCCAGGTACGCTAACGCGTCCCGTTGCGCGTGGGGCCGCTAACATCTTGGGCTTTACAACCGGCGCAGGCGGCAAGGCAATCAAAGAGGCTGCAAATGCAGGCTTTACTGGCGGCAAAACGGCAGAGGCTTTTAGAGCAAACATCTCTGACCGCGCAAACTCGCTTGACGTTGTAAATGAGGCAAAAAGCGCCTTAAACGAAATCAGAGCTGACAGGGCAAAGGCGTATAACTCGGGCATGGTTGACATCAAATCAGATGCAACCGTGTTGGATATGAAACCGATTCTTGCCAAAGTAGACGAGGTAAGAAATCGCGGCATTTTTAAAGGCAAAGTCAAAAACGAAAGTGCCTCAAAAACATGGGAAGAAATTGATGCTGCTGTAAAAGACTGGAATACTTCAAACCCGGCAGACTTTCATACGCCAGAAGGACTTGATGCGCTCAAACAGCGCATTGGCGACATACGCGACTCGCAGCAAATTGGAACGCCTTCATACAATGCTGCAAAAGAAGTCTACAACGCTGTTAAAGAACAGATTGCGGCCCAAGCGCCTACTTATTCCAAAGTAATGCGCGACTACACGGATGCAAGCGAACTGATATCGCAGATGGAAGGCGCGTTGTCGCTTGGCAACAAAGCACAAGCAGATACGGCGCTGCGTAAACTTCAATCATTGTTGCGTAACAATGTACAAACCAATTACGGGCGGCGCGATGAGTTGGGCCAAATACTGGCCGGTAAAGGCGCAACTACGTTGTATCCGGCATTGGCGGGGCAGGCGCTTAATTCAATGATGCCGCGATCAATGTCGGGCATTAATTCTGCTACGGGCGTTGGCTTGGCTGGGATTTTAAGCGCAAAAGCATTGCCGATGCTGGCGATGACATCGCCACGGTTGATGGGCGAGGCGGCATATGGCGCTGGAAAAATTGCCGGTTTGCCTAATCGCATGGCAACAGCTCTGATGCGTGGTGGCAAACTGCCGCAAACTACCGGCATGAACCGCGATCAATTGGCCGCAGCACTAGCAGCAATGAACGCTGCCAATGCTGGGCAACAGTAATTTAACGGGAGAAATGCAGTGAGTTTTAACGGCTCCGGTACTTTTAACATCAATTCGACTGGTCAGCCGGTAGTTGCTGGCACGGTCATTTCCTCAACGACGTTTAACGCGCTTACCTCAGACCTTGCCAACGGTTTATCGACCTGCATTACCAAAGATGGTCAAACTGCAATTACGGCCAACATCTCGCTGAACACGTTTAAAGTCACCAACCTTGCCGCAGGTACTGCCGCAACGGATGCGGTGCGCTTGGGACAGCTTCAGAACGGCGCTGCGACGGTTGTCACGGTCACCGGCACTGACACCTATACCGGCACGATGTCGCCTGCATTGACCGCATACGGCACTGGAAACGCATTTACGTTTGTCGTTCCTAACACCAACACGACCTCTTGCACGTTGAACATCGACGGCCTGGGCGCAAAAGCACTTACCCGCGATGGATCGACGGCATTGGTGGCTGGCGATTTGGTAGCCGGATCAGAGATTCTGATTGTTTACGACGGGACTCGATTCCAAGTCTTAAACAGCAACAGCAAGACCAGCCTTATTTTGACCAACCCGCTTGCGGTCACTAGTGGCGGTACGGGCCAAAGTAGCTACACCAACGGTCAACTGCTGATTGGGAACACTACTGGCAATACGTTGACCAAAAGCACGTTAACTGCTGGTAGTGGCGTGACCATCACCAACGGTGGCGGCACGATTACCATTGCGGCAACGGGTAGCGGCGGCACGGTCACAGCGGTTACTGCAACGTCTCCGGTAGCCTCTACGGGTGGCACTGCGCCAGTTATTTCAATGCCTGTGGCGACGGGCAGCGTCAATGGCTACCTTTCAAGCACTGACTGGACGACTTTTAACAGCAAGGGTTCCGGCACGGTCACAGCGGTATCGGTGGTCAGTGCAAACGGGTTTGCCGGATCCTCTAGCGGCGGCGCAACGCCTGCACTTACGCTGTCCACCTCTATAACCGGATTGCTCAAAGGCAATGGCACGGCAATTAGCGCGGCCAGCTCTGGCACAGACTATGCGCCTGCGACCAGTGGCAGTTCGATTTTGTACGGCAACGGTGCTGGCGGGTTTTCTAACGTCACGGTTGGCAGTGGGTTAAGTTTCTCAACCGGCACATTGTCGTCCACTGCTGGTGGCGGCACGGTCACATCGGTTGGTATGACGGTTCCGACGTTCCTATCTGTCGCTGGCAGTCCTGTCACGACCAGCGGCACGTTGGCCGTCTCGTTGTCTGGAACCGCATTGCCTGTCGCCAACGGCGGTACGGGTCAGACAACCTACACTGACGGTCAATTGCTCATCGGCAACTCTACCGGCAACACGTTGGCAAAAACTACCCTCACGGCGGGTAGCGGTATTACGGTCACCAACGGCGCTGGAACAATCACCATCGCATCAACTGCCGGTGGTGGCACGGTCACCTCTGTCGGCCAGACTTTTACCGGCGGTCTGATCTCGGTTGCAGGTTCACCAATCACCACTAGTGGCACACTGGCGCTGACCGTGGCCGGAACTAGCGGCGGCATCCCATATTTTAGCAGCGCTTCAACCTGGGCAACTTCTGCTGCCCTTGCCGCGAATTCTCTTGTTGTTGGCGGCGGCGCTGGCGTGGCTCCTGCAACCGTAACAACTGGAACCGGTGTCGTCACGGCTCTGGGAGTCAATACCGGCTCTGCTGGCGCATTTGTCGTTAATGGTGGTGCATTAGGCACTCCCTCAAGCGGAACCCTTACCAGCGCCACTGGACTGCCTCTTAGCACGGGTGTGACGGGTACGCTGCCGGTTGCAAACGGCGGTACGGGGCAGACGACTTACACTGACGGCCAAATTTTAATTGGCAACAGCACTGGCAATACGCTGGCTAAGTCAACATTGACCGCCGGTAGCAACGTCACCATTACCAACGGCGCGGGAACCATCACTATTGCTGCGTCGGGCGGATCATCCACTTATACGCTAAGCAACAAAACTGCGGCATACACCGTCATTGCAGGCGATTTGGCGACCGTCATTAACTGCACTACTGGCACGTTTAGCGTTTCGTTGACTGCTGCGGCGACGCTTGGCTCAGGCTTTAATTGCTGGGTTTGGAATACCGGCACTGGCGCAATAACCATTGACCCCAACGCCGCTGAAACTATTGACGGCGTGGCGACGCTTATTTTGCGTGCTGGTGAAGGTACTGAAATTGTTTGTGATGGTACAAACTGGGCGACCGGCGCTAAAAAGACAATGCGTTCTTACGCTGAAAACGTAAGCGTTGCTTCAGCAACAAGGCCAATTGCTAGTGGCGGTGGGTCTGTTTCAATCGGAATGTATTCACAAAGTACCGCAGAGGGTACCGTTGCAATTGGTGGAAACACCGTGCAGGCCGCTGGAGCTAAGGCTACAGGTACAGCAGCAATTGCTATAGGCGCAAGGTCTGGCGGCGCAACAGCTAGTGGATCTCATTCAATTGCGATAGGTACATCAAGTAATGTTGATGCACAAGCTACTAGCAACTCTGCAATTGCTATAGGCTCAAACTCAGCTGCTGATGCTTCAAATGCTGTTACAGGTGCTGGCGCGACGGCTATTGGCGGGTCGTATGCGTCCGGTACCGATTCGTTCGCAGCCGCAAGTGTTAACAACACCAGTACTTATGGTGCTCAAGGCGCAAACAGCATTGCTATAGGCCAGAGTTCTAAAGCTACTGGCAGTAAATCAATTGCTATTGGTGGATTAGCTACTACCGCGACGGGAAATGGTTCCGTTGCTATTGGCGGTGGATCTACCGGCACTGGCGCTTCGGCAGCGGCGACAAATTCAGTTGCAATCGGCGACAGTGCGTACGTTCCAACAATTAAAGGTAAGTTTGCTTTTGGATCAGACGGCGCATTTGTTCAAGGCGGTTCACAAGCTGGTCTTTTGGTACTTCGTCGCGCCACTACAGATGCAACAGCTTCTACGCTTGGGTCAGATGGCGCGGTAGGGGCGAGCACCAACCAACTTATTTTGCCAAACAGCACCGCAATGTCTTTTACAGGCACAGTGGTTGCCCGTCAGCAAGCCGCTGGCGGTACTGCCTCCGCAGCGTGGACAGTGCAAGGCTTGATTCGACGCGAAGGCACTGCGGCTTCAACCACGTTGGTTGCCAGCACAGTTACCGCAATAAGCAACGTACCCGCGTGGACGCTAGCGTTGTCGGCAGATACTACCAATGGTGGGTTAACTGTTACAGCTACGGGCGCAGCGGCAACGAACATCCGCTGGGTGGCAACACTTCAAACTTCTGAAGTTACTTACGCATAAGGAAAAAACATGGCTATTCAAATTGATTTGCAGGAATCACAGTACGGCGTTGCTTTTGCGGAAGCATATTTTCGTATCGCAACTGCGTCTGTGTCGCGTACGAGAAACGCCGATGATCGGTTCAATGTGATGGTAGATGTTATTGGCTACGCCACACGCCCTACGCATGATGATGTGCGGGAAGTTGCTTTCCATCGTTTATATGCACCGTTGACTGAAGTTGAAGCACAACAAGGCGAAAACTTTTTAATAAAATGTTATGCGTGGGTGATGGCGCAGCCCAATTTTATCAATTCAATTGCGGTGTAAAAAATGGTTAAGCCTGTTAAAAAGCCTGTCGTCAAGCGCACTTGCGTTGTGGATGTAGACGCCAA